AGAGCATGACTCAAATTAGTACACTGAAGACCTTGGATAAGGTTTATGTCAAACCAAATGCTAGAGTTATTCAAACTCCTTTGAGTGGTGCATTGCTGCCAAATGAATACATGTATGGTATGTTGAGCGATAGTTCAGCAGAAACAAAAGCAATCTTCTCAAATAAAGCAACAGTTGCTAAGCATTTGGTTCGCCTTCGCTATGCATTTGTAGAGCAAGACCAGAATCTAATTACAGCGTATTCGATTGGTATGCAAGTAACGGATATCAATGAAGTTGATACCACTGGTACAATCTATGCAATGTATGAAGATGTCAACTATAAGTACATTGATATCATTGATGAAGGAACAGTACCTTGGACTGTTGGAGTAAACTTCATTGATATGACTAATTCTGAAGAAGCAGAAGTTGCTTCAGTAGAGTATCGTATGGTGTTGGTAAGACCTGAAGGTCAATTCAATGCATCTCAAGCATTTAAGGGATATAGTTCTGGCACCACTGGAATTATTACTCAATACTATAATAATAGTGCGGCAGTTATTGATAACACTGGTGGTAAACTGACAATTGATACTGAAAGTATCACTGGGTCTTTTGAAAAGACATCAGTTGTTTATGCGGATGAATCGCAATACTACATCAATGCTTATAAGCATGCTGGTTCTGGTGATATTACGCTTAATGATAAATTGATATCTGCGGGATATGTAACTCTGGAAGTTACTGTTTATGAAGATACATTTAACAATGTTACCAGAGATAATTTCTACCTTGGCGCAAATGCTTACAGCATTATTGATAACGTTCCTGTTTCTGGAATTAGTGCGATTGTATCTGGATGGGACGTTGACAATAGTACTTTGTATCTGTCAATGATTTCTGGAGAATTTGAACTTGGAGATACCGTAGCTGTCTATATTGGTGGCGGAAACCCTGTTGGTCAGGGAATCATTACAAGTAAAACAGATGTAGAATCTCAATTTGTTGGAACAGTTGTAAGTAAAGTTGAATTTGTAAATTATGAAAGAATTTACTTGACTGGTGTTAAAGGAACTCTTCAAAATTATGATACCATTCTTGGTCCTAGAGGATATAAAGCTGCTATCACTGAGGTTGTTCCAATTGAAGGCCGAGTGACAAGATATTTTGTCGGATTTGATGGAGTTCAAACAAACTTCAAACTTACCATTAATAATGGAACACCATACTTCCCAGACCCAGCTGGTCATATGCTAATCTTTGTTAATGGTGTTCTTCAACCTCCTGGAGGTACAAATGCATATAGTGCATTCTCCGATGAAATCGAATTCACAGAGGCACCAGAAGCAAATTCATCTTTCACTGGTTATTATGTTGGTAAACTTCGTTATTTGAATGATATTGGATATGAATTCGATTCACTTCGTTCTTCGTTTAACATTCTTTATGATGATGCATTCTACTCATTGACTTTGACTGATGGTGTAAATGCAGATGGTGCTATCAGACCAGAAAACAATATTATCATTTCACTGAATGGTGTTATTCAAGAACCTGGGATTGGTTTCCAATTGATTGGTTCTCGTGTCTTGTTCTCAGAGATTCCTAGATTTGGTTCGACATTCGTAGCATTCTCATATATTGGTTCTGAAGCTGACGTTGTTGCTGCAACCGTTGTTCCTCCGCTTGAATCTGGAGATAAATTGACAATTCAAGGTGAAACAGAAGATAGAACAATTGCTGTTATCGAATCTTCTAACTCTCTGGTAACCTTTGATTATCTTGGGTCAATCTTTGGTAGAGATGCTAAAGCAACAGCAACTATTACAAAGGGAAGATTGCTGAATGCTCAGGTAACTTTCCCAGGAAACGGATATGTTTCCAGACCTCTTGTTCGTGTAGACTCGACAACTGGATTTGATGCATCAATTAAAGCACTCGTTGGAGTTTCTAAGATTGAAATTAAGGAATCTGGTACTGGATATGGTTACCCAACCATATCCACAATCAATGATATTCCTCTTGGTTACATTTACCCAGATATTGATGATTATCCCCGTGATGGTATTGGAGTTGTTCAAGAGGAAACAGTTAATATCACACCAGTTCCTGTTAATGTTCCTCCTCAATCTGGAACAAATAGCTCTGCTGCTGATGGTATCAGCACGCTTTCAAATGAAGCAGATACACTTGCAAATCAATACCAAGCAACGGTACTTAGTGGATTTGTTCCCGATTATCTTGCTGTAAATGCAGTAAATTCGCCAACATCATTTGAATTGCAGAATACAGAATTGGAAATTATTACTTCTGGAACTCCAGAACCTGCATTGTTTGGAACTCCTCTCGGTAAGAAGATGTTCCCAGACCTGCCTCTGCAAGTTTATGAACAAAATGAGAAATATAATTTTGTATACAGGGCAGGTACAAATACTTCCAATCCAATGTTTACTGGATTTGGTAATATTGGCGTTGCCGTAAATGGCGTTGTTCTTGCGACATCATTTGACAATTCTGCAACTCTACCAACTACATCGTTTGCCCGTCCAAAGGGATTCTACTGGAATAGAGTCTTCCATGAGGATAAGTATGGTGTAGATGCATGTGGGGGCGTCCCAGACCAGAATACTGGCGAATATGCGTATCGTTCTGGCTCATTCCTAATGAATTGTTGGACTAGAGCTTTCTATCGTTCAAATCCATACTTTAGTGATACCAACTTCAAATCAAACTTCTATCGTCATCCAGATGGACATTCTAAGATTATTGGTTGGTGTTCTGATGGTTATCCCATTTATGGTCCATTTGGTTACACTAACGCAACGGATTCAACCCAAGGTGTTTCTAGAATGAAGACATCTTACAGAATGTTGACCAAGGAAGCATATGGTAGAACATATGATTATGAGCAACTCCCAGTTGGAAGCTTCATTAATGACTTCGAATTTGTTTATGGTCTTGGAACTCTTGATGCTTCTAATGGAAGATTCTGCATTACACCAGAATATCCAAATGGAACATATGCATACTTCCTGACTATTGATTCAAATGGAAACCCAATCTATCCGTATATTGTAGGAAATGTAACCAGACAGCAAAGACCTGATGGATTTAATGAATCTCAAATTCACATTGTTCCATACACACCAACGATTCTGGATGAGTTGGTTGACCCACCTCTGCCTCCAGCGCCTTTGGAAGACCCCTACATCATAGATAACTTTAATCCACTTAACATTTGGGCAAGTAGCTTTATTTAAAACCATGGCAGTATCAGTAACATACGCAACTCTCAATCAGTTGGGTCAGATGACCGTTTTTAGTAACGGTCTTCCAGAACCAGCAAGATATGGAGTACCACTTGGCTCTGAGTATTTTCCACAGGCAGAATCGCTTTTGGTTGAACCTCAAGAATATCATTATCAATTTTTCTTGAGGGGAGGAACAAATACAAGCAACCCGATGCCAATAGATACAGAACCAATGGGAATTGCTCTCAATGGCGTTCCTCTTTTTGGTCCACTTGCAGAGTATGGACCATTACCAGGTGGTGTTATTCAACCTCCAAGTGGATTTACTTGGGATAGAGTTTTTGCTGAAGAATCATATGGGGTAGATGCATGTGGAGGTGTTCCAAATGAGACTTCTGCTTATAGATACTATTCGTCAAATTTTTTAAATGGATGCTGGGTTCAAGCATTGATTAACTCCACTCCATATTTAAAATCAACCGATTATGAGGGAGATAATCTTAGGCATCCAGATGGTCATTCTAAAATTATTGGATGGGCATTTGACGGATATCCGATTTATGGTCCATGGGGATATGAAGACCCATATGACCAACTTTCAGGACCAATTAGAATGACCTCATCATATGCTCTAATGACACAAGAAGCTTACGGTAGAACTTATAGTTTTGGACAACTTTCTAAGGGCACTTTTGTTCAAGATTGGGAATATGATTCAGATTCTGGAACATTAGATTATTATAATGGTAGACATACAAAGACGCCAGAATATCCAAATGGAACATATGCTTATTTTGTAACTCAAGATGAGAATAATATTCCAGTATTTCCTTACATTTTTGGAATGTCTACTAGGCAACAACGTCCTGCACAATCAGGACATAACCACTGATGTATAAATAACTAGAAAAGACCGACATGGCAAGAAGTCCACTAAATTACGGCAATTCTCCCAATGATGGAACTGGCGATACTATTCGCCAGGCTGCCATTAAAATTGATAATGCTCTGAAGGAGCTTTATCTCAGAATGGGAACTACAGATGAAAATGGAACGCAACCCCTCCATAATACTGTAGCTCCAGCTGGTCCAGGATTTCCTGTCGCACCAGGACGACGTGGAAGAATTATTCAAAAGCACCGTCCTGATGATGCGCCAGATGAAATTTTAATTGATGATGGAGAAGAATGGAGACTGCTTCTTGATTCTCATGCGAGTGTTGGTGATTTGTCAGATGTTGATACTTCTGAAATCGAAGATAGTCAAATTTTGCATTGGGATGAAACTGAGCAGAAGTTCACTCCTCATCATGGTGTAATTTTAACCTCACCAGATGGCACAAAGTTCAAACTTGTTGTTGATGATAACGGCGACCTTTCTACAACTCCTCTCTAATATTAAAGAATAATGGCTAAGCAAACTATTGGTGTAGGTTCTACTGCTAATGATGGTACTGGCGATAACCTAAGAGCTGGTGCTCAGAAGGTTAATGCCAACTTTAATGAGTTGTATTCAGCCCTTGGCGATGGAACTAATGTCCAGATTACAACTGTAGGGGCGCAGAATGGTCTTCCTCTAGTTTGGAGCTCCACGAACTCTAGATTTGCAGCGGCAGAATTGTCATTTGCCAGAATGCTGCAAAATTTAGATACTAATGGATATAAAATTGTATCCTCATCTGGAAGAAATATTACCATTGAAACGGATGGTGTTGGAGATATTCTTTTCAATGCTGGTGGAAACTCGAATGTTTACATTGACGGTGTTGATGGAAACCTAAAATATGAGGGAGCCTATGCGACCGAATCAGACCTTCCTCTTGCATCAAACCATCACGGCATGTTTGCACACGTACATGCTACGGGTAGAGGTTATTTTGCTCATGGTGGAAACTGGTATAAACTTCTTGATGAGAATAGCAGTCTATCAGAGTTGGCTGATGTTTCTAATACATCCCCCAGTATTGGTCAGGTATTGAAGTGGTCAGGTTCATCTTGGGCACCTGCTGCAGAAACAGGTGGTGGTGCAGGTTCTGGTGAAAATTTTGGTATTGTTGCATCTGATGCAGGAACAGCTACTTCGACTACATCAAAGGATACTTTAACAATCTCTGGAAGCACTTATATTAATACTTCTGTCGTTGGAAAAACCGTTACTATTCAGTACACTGGTCCTATTGGTTCGGCAACTCTTGCTGGACTTACTGATGTTGATGAAACTAGTTATGCTTCACCTGCAGCAGTGGGCACTATGCTCTATGCAAACGGTTCTGGTCAATGGCAAGGTAATGCAGGTCCAGTAATCGCTTGGGCTCTTGGAGCAGCAGGAACATCTTCATATACATTCCAAGGTCCTGGTTTTACTGGTAGTATTCAAGACCCAGTGCTGTACTTATATCGTGGAATGACTTATAAATTTGTAAATGGTACTGGAACTGCTCATCCATTCCAAATTCGTACTTCGAATGGTGGTACAGCTTACACTGCTGGAGTTAGTGGGTCTTCTACAGGAACCACTACTTTTGTAGTTCCAATGGATGCTCCTGCTACATTGTATTATCAATGTACAATCCACTCTGCTATGGGTAACACTATTAATATTGTCTGATAAGTAAATGGCTCTTGCTCCTGGTTCTGGCGCTATCTTAAAACCAATTTTCGACAAATCCTTTGGAGTAAAAGAGATTGTCGTAATTGATGGTGGTAAAAATTATTCTTCAAGTAATCCTCCTATTCTAGGAATAGAAAATTGCGGTGTGCCCGTTGAAGAAGCGATTTTATATCCAATTATTAACGATGAATCTGGTAAAATTGTTCATGTGCGTGTTTTAGCGTCTGGTGGGGGATACAATCCCTTACGAATTATTATAACTCCAGAACAAGATACCGATGACCTCGATACCAGTATCAATGTTCCATCTCTGCCAGTAAGTAATTCATATTCTTTAACATCATTTTCATTTACCCACACTCCACCTCTCCTGAAGATTAGAACTAATAATCTTCCAGACCCCGCTCCAATCGGAAATTATCCTCCGAATATTCCACCAATTCCAGATGTTTTAGCTCAGCATTATGAGCATATAATTTATTATAGAGGTGGAAAATCAGTAAAATCGGCAAATTATGAAGGGGTAGTTCCTGGTCAAATCGCCATTATGAATAATGGCATTCCTGTAGTTGCTCCAATTGCGGAAGGAAACTTCGGAAATGTTCCGACTGGATTTCACTTAGACTTAGCAAGATTCGATTCGTATCCTCAGGATGAATACAGTGGAAATGTTCATCCCGAAACAGGTTTGTACACATATACAGATGCTCGTCTGTTGCCTGCTTGGAGATTAGACGATAGCGTAGCAGAACTGGGAGAGTATTATTCCTCATCTGGTTATCAAGGTGACCATTTACGCCATTCTGATGGTCACTCAAAGATTCTTGGATTAACTTATGACGGATATCCGATTTATGGTCCGTATGCATATGCAAATCCACTATCTCCAACTGGAGGAACCCAGATTGATGGAGGTATTACACTAGATAACGATACAACTACACTTACAAATCAAAGTACGATTAATGTCGTAAAGAGGATGGAATCCTCTTTTCGTTATAGAGAAGGAACTGAAATTCAAGGTAATCGTGGAGAAATTGTAGAACCTGATGACCAGGAAACGATTTATGTCAGTGTTGGTGTTGATAATACAGAAAATAAAGCGACTGGCGTTTTTTATATTAATGGTGAAGAACAGCCACGTATTAATCTTAAAAGGGGTCGTACTTATATTTTTGACCAAAATGATTCCACAAACGAAGACTATGGTTTGCCTGGAAGTGCTATCAGACAACATCATTTTATGGTGTCTGAAACTGAAAATGGAACTCATGTTGGTGGAACTCATTACGAAGCAGGTGTAACCTATTGGTTAGATGGAGCTCAAGTCTCCATGGATGAGTACACTGAAAACATGGCTAATGCTGGTGACAGATATGTAAAATTTGAAGTTCCTGTTGATGCTCCTTCAAGATTGTATTATTGGTGCCACAATCACATCAATAAGGGCAATAGGATGAACATTGATGGATGGCCAATGGGCACTTTTGTGGAAGATTATATTTACGATGAATCCATTGGAGACTTGGATGAGCATAATGGACGTTTTTGTGTCACTCCAGACTATCCGTCTGGAACATATGCATATTTTTTAACTGTTAATGACACTAACACAATTCCACAATACCCCTATCTAATTGGACCATCTTTTTATTCAACTCCAGCATTACTAGGTGGGCCCACACCAACCATTCAGACTGATACCCCCAGTGGGGCAAAGGCTGAAGCAGTTTTGACTCCTTCTGGTGGAATTTCTTATGTTAATATATTGTCCAGTGGTGATGGATATTTTAGACCAGCAGATGTTAAAGTTCTTGGTGGTGCGGGTCAAGGAGCAGAACTAAGAGCAGTTACACAATCTGTTACTGGTCTTTCTATTCAGGAAAGTGGTAGGGAATATGCTACGCCACCAAGACTTCAATTTCTTGGTGGTGGAGGAATTGGTGCAAAAGGTGTTGCTACTATCGACCCGACTGGTATTGTTACTGATATTATCATTGACAATCCTGGAAGATTTTATAACGAACCACCATTTATTTACATTACGGGCGGTGCTGGCGGCGGTGCAAAGGCAGTCGCTCAAATTAATCAAGGATTAATTACTAATATTGAAATTACTGACCCTGGTGCTGGATATGATAGTGCTCCGAATATCGTATTTACAAAATTAGTAAACGTTAAAAGAACAGCAAGAAATAGAATTTCATTTAATGCTGAGACATTCTTCCTATTTGGATTGGTTAAATCTTTGGATGATGTCGAAACAACTATCATCCTTAGTGATGCCACGTCTCTTCCTGGTTCTGGTTCAATTCTGCTTGGTAGAGAAATTATCGATTATACCTCAAAGAGTGGCAATAAACTTCTTAACTGCACAAGAGGTGTCAATTTTAGATATGACCAGCGTGTAGTTTTGGATTCAATTCAAGACTTGCCAAATGGAGGAGCATCTCAATATCAATTTAATGTTGGTGATAGGATTGTTAGAAGAATTGAGAATGAGAATAATAAGGTTGCTA